CACCACAATATTCCCTTCATGTCTACCCTGCGTTTTCTCTCATATCTTGCTACTTGAGTAGTGCAACCAGTTGTAGGTCCAGACTTGATTTTCGCGTAGGGCTTTGACTAATTTCGACCTTTGTTCTATGGCATCTTCCATGGTTGCTTCATGTCGAGTTGCGCTAGCCGCCATGGCAGACCAAATATCATAATAGTCCGGCAATTCAATGTCTTTGTTGATTGTTCTCGCTATAACTTCTGTTTCAGCACTTTTTCCAAGCATAAACAGGTAAGCCATGCGTCTACTGGACACGTTGTTGTCTGTTGCCTCACTAACGCCATTTGTGAATTCATATCGTCTGCTTATCCTCATTATGTCAGGACCAAATTCTAACATGCCGAGAGGACCTTTGTAGCACAGTAGTTGTAGGAAGACGCCAAATTGTGAGTTGATTTCGGTTTTTGATTCCATGTTGTAGTAGTCCCTTATTTCTTTACGTATCTGCCTGGGATCCACTCTCTTGGTTGTTATTATTAGGTTATCGTCCCCTAATGCCAACATCAACAACATGTGCCTTCCCAACCGCTTTACAACCCTCCAGTGGGCGAGTAAGTTTACAATTAAGTTTCCAAGTGCTGTTGTCGCCTGTCCTGTTTGTCGCATTGCATTTAGTGTGCCTTTTACAAACATGCCCTTGTACGTCCAATTTATGTGCGCCCAAGCCCATAACTGTACCACTTCTTGTTTTACCTTTAACACGTTAGCGTACAACCACATTTCCACCGCCAATGTTTGCTCGTCGGTTTGTTTATCTTGTTTCGTGAGGTCGTCTTCAACGAAGTAGATGGTTTGCTCCTTAATTAGTCTGACTCGCTGGCTCAGTTCCGCTGGTGTGTATCCGTCAGCATATAGTACCTCTGGTCTCAGCAACTGTTTAAGTCTGTGTTTCGCTTCTAGGAATATGCCTGCAAATATGGCACAAATTCCTTTTGCTTGCCATACGATAATTCTGTGGTCAAGTTTTGCCATATCTTTGACAGGTTGACTTTTGAGTAGACTTTCTAGTTTTACGTGAACGTTTAGTTTGTTTAAGGGGTGTTGTGCCAAACCCTCATCTTCTATTAAATCCAATTCTTTATCTATGGCTGCCACGCCTGTGCGCAGTTGCAACCATTCTCTAATTATAGCTGAGTCGTAGGTTATGGGCGAAAACTTGTTACTTTCTTCCCTCCAATTCCTGACCCCCACAGCGTCCATCATACCCGTCCCCTCTGTTCTCGGGTTGATGTTGACTTTTCTGTATGAGACCACATTTTGCAGTCTTGTGTTGACGGCATTGAGCTCAGCGTACAGCATCTTAGTCAATACTGGCCTGCTGTACATTGGTCTCTTTGTAAATGCCATTTTCATTGAATTTATGACTTTGTCCGGATTCTCTCTTGTACGGTTCCGACCAGTAGTTGGTAGCATAATCCTATTAGCCGTCCAACTGAGGTCGTTATCCTCATACATAACAATATTTTCAAAGTCTTCTTCTTCTGGACTAGTTTTTTCTTCTCTCAACTTAGTGTTTGTGGGCAAGTTCAAAATTCTGGGTGCATACATGGGATGGTCCATGATCGTGTGGTTGCTGGCGAGACCATGTAAGGGAACGTCAACGATGGTCAACATTTCTAGTGCAGAAAAGTCTCTTTTCCCTTTCACGTACTTGCCAACATAATCTCTGCCAGTTGTTGGGAACGTCTTGATCAAATTTAATAAAGCCTTGTGAATGTCATCTCTCGTTTCAACCTTGGTCAGGTGCTGGCCTGACAACTCTAGTGCTAGCCTGTTCGATGTGTTGTATTCACTGCGTCGTTTGGTCAGGTCAAGTGGTTTTTTCCTCAACATTAGTGTGGCTTTGAAATCTGTGTCGCAAGGTTTCGTGCTTTTCCCCCAAGTTAGAACTATTTTGTTTGGTCCCACTTTGTGGGATTGATGGTAAACGTTGAGTTGTTCCCAATCATCCGCCTCAATTAATTTGTCTACCGTAGCTCTGTCTTCTATGTCGTCTTGGTCAATTATGATGTCGGCATACTGTGGATATTTTTTAAGGAATGTAGTCTTCCCTTCACCGGCTGGTATGGCGACCGCCCAGCTCTGGAGTCCCTTGCTCTCTTCTTTGGGTAGTTGGAAATTCAACATGAAGTGCCTAGATTCATTTTTGTCTCTGAATTTAAACGTTGAATGGTCGTTGGCCCAATAATTGTCGTTGCCTGACATTAAATCACGTGATATTATTGAATTTAATAATGGTATCACAACCATATCCTTTCTGCGGTATGCATTGTAGTTGACTCTCGTGTTCGCTATTCTTTCTTTCTCAGCGATTGTTAGCTTGGACACGTGAACTAAATCACCGAGTTCAAACTCTTCCATGATTTTTTCCCAGCTTTGTTTACTGACCTTGGTTTGCAAATTTTCGACTTGACACATGGTGTTGTGGAAACCGTCTAGAGCACCAGTCCTTTCTTTGTCGGTTGTCTGACGACTTTTCGACGTGTCACTGCGCAAGTTAACTGGTATGCCGTGTTTCCAGTAAGGATCTATGTCGTTTTCAATGTCATTAAGCCCCCTGTGGCTCATGAAATCCGTGAACAAGTCTTGAGATTGACACTTGTGCCCATACAATTTGTTACACAAGTATAGAATTGTTGCGATCATTTCAGGTGGTTCACCTTGATCTTGCAAATATTTGACCAGTGGGTTGTCTGAGTCCATATAATTAGTGTTACCCTCAAACGAATCTGTGTGGTGTAATCCATTTGCCCCTGGGTGGTGGTAGTACACCCTAGGGTTTACTGTCTCATGTCTACTATTCCACAGGCCTCTCTTCAAGCAAACCCCCGCTGATGCTGTGTAGCAATATTCCCTCATAAAGTGTTGATCACTGCCATATCTATGACCCACTTTCTTCCAATATAGTAAAAATCTGTGGATTTGAGCACTAGCTACTCCCCCGAAGAAGTCCACGCAATTGCCAGTTACTGGCTCGTCATGTGTCTCAGCGATGCTCACCAACATTCTCCGTATCGGTCTTAGAGGCGTCTGTTGTATTAGGAGCAAATTCTTTGCACACCCCTCGCAAAGTCCTTTACAGTCTGGCGGTCTTACTTGTCCGTTCCTAAGGCTGTAGTGTATGTCTGTGCTTCCGAATACTATTGGTATCAATCGGACAAACCTGTCTTCTGTGACATGGCCAGTCATGCTGGGTACGCGGAGCCTATAATTGAACTTGTCCACTTGTGATAGACAATGTTCACTTTTGTATTCTTTCCAGTGTACAACACAGACGTCCAGGCACATTTGTCCTTGGCCACTCTTGAATTCTTTGTTTGCTGTTAAGAAGGTCTGACTTTTCCCCGCATCCCTTAGTATTTGTTCATACTGCCGTAACCCTCTGAGTATGTCATCTAGTATTTTGCTGTCCAAGCCGTGATCTTCATTGACATCTATTACGTAGTCACGCAAGTTATTGCTAGTATTTCCGATGTCGCATCTATCTGAATAGATTTCGTATGGTCTGTGTGGCATTTTGAAATCGTCATCTAGTTTTAAGAAGTCTGGAATTGGCGGCACTAACCTACCTCCATCAGGGTGGGGGAAGAATTTTGTGCTTTCACCCGGATTGCCAGTGGGTTTTGGGCCTTGGTTGAGCAGATAAGCTATTAAGTCTCCAGTTCTGGGCCATACTGTTCCGTCGTACGAAACCATGCCTTGATTAGTCAATTTGTTTTGTCTCATGATTCTGTGCAGTCTGAAGCACACCGCCATTGTTTGCAGGATATTGGTCGGGAAGGACTTGGCCAACCACGAGGGTATGTCCTTTCCGGCAACCACATGTCCTGTTGCGTCTACGCTCATCAATCTCTTGAAAGACGGTGGTAGTCTCGTGTCTCTTAGTTGATCCGGTGAAAATAAGTGCCACGCCATCATCATGGGACTGTCAGGGTTTTCCCAGACATTGTCTTTTTCATTGCGTTGCCTAATTGCATACATTGCACACTTAAAATGTTTCATTATGAGGGTTTCGTCTGTACCGTAGAGTGCGGACACTCCGGCTAGTGCTTTAGCCATGGGTTGTAGTTCCATTTTTGTTTGCCATGTTGTAATGTTCCACGCCCCGATTACATTGGACACTGACTCTGATATGGTTATGGCCCATCCCTTTGTGGCCACCTTTTTAATTAAGTCGATGTTGTGGGCGTCTTTAAGGATCGGGTTGTTCACTAACAAATTTGCGTTGGTGAAGTGGAGTATGCACTTCACGTCGCAAACCAATGCAGCAAATCTATATAGTCTGTTCTCACTCTCGAAACCTGTGAATGAAGGTACATTTAGGTGCGACCAGCTTGACAGCCTTTTTGGTGTTTCCCATTTCCCATCCACGAAACTTCTGTTGTGGATAGTCGTTAGGTTGATACCTATTTTGTATCCGCTAGGGACTTCAAAGGTGGGGTTAGAACTCACGATCACGCAGTCTGTATCGGTGAAATCCTTGCACAGGTTTTCAAACCACTTTTTGAATTGTCGCAGCCATCTCACGCTTAGTTCGTATTTTTCTTTTTCCGGCGTCAAATCTACGAGCCTTGGATCACTGTGGTTTGAGTAACCCACTTTGCTATGCCTGTAGTAGCCAGTTTCGCCTGGTCTGTACTCGACTGTGTCATCTTGTTTGCCATGTGTAGGCCATGTTGCGGAACGATTTTGGTATACGCCGCGCACGTTGAGTGTGGTGGTTGTGCTTCCGTTGTCTTCTGTTGTGACACTGACTTCTTTCTGTCCCTTTTCTTCTGGTTTTGTCCCAGAGCCCATTTCCAATACACATAATGGTCGTGGCCACAAATACTTCTTTCCAGTTTCTGCCTCTAATTCGATTTTGTCTAGGGTAGAGTGTGTCAGTTTATAGGCTGCTTCACTTAATTCACCAGCCGTGGGTGGTCTGGTTCTGAGGATGGTTCCTTCCGGTAAGGCCCCTCCTCTAAACCTGGGTCGGTCGGATAACAATCTTGACTGTTTAACGGAAGTTTTGATGGTTGACAATTTGTGTCGCTTATCATGTGCTCGCAGCCAGTTTGTGAAAACATTTTTGATTACGGGGTCACAGTCCATGTCCTTTATGGGTTTGTACTCAGTTTCATCTTCGAATCTTTTAAACCACCCCATTTGCTTGTATGTGGACTGCGGGTGCACAGTTATGGTAGTACACTTGTCGACTATTAAATCCGCGTCATTTTTCGCTGTTGGTACAGACATAACTGAGACTACGTTATTTGCGAATCTGGACAACATGCCCTCGTCTGTGCCATACACCCAAGCGTAATTCTCGATGTCATGAGCCCATATGTGTTGTAAGTCTCGGATGACTCCCCCTCTTCCTGTACAATTGTTTAGGTAGATTGGTGCCTGCCCATCTCTTTTGTAATGATGTAAACAGTTTTCTATTACCTCACCACCCTCTCGCCCGGTATATGAATTTTCCACTGCCGATGTGTGTTGTCTGAAGAAGCTTGCATCTTGTTGGCGGCCTGCTACTAGTCTGTATACTCTTTCTTTACTGCCAAAGATTAGAGGTGCCAGCCTGATGCATCTACCCGTGGTCGCTATGTGGTTTGGGCATGGTACAACCACATTTAGCCAACCGGTGCATGGCATTTCTCCCTTGAAAATAAAGTTTATGCTTGTTCCAATGCCGGGATTTCTTGGAGGTGGTGTGGTTGCTGCGGCTGCGACTAAGTGGATTCCTGGTTTCACCAGACTTGCTTCCACTTCTGCCATGATATTTTCCCATTGTGGGATGATCGTGGTGCTATGTCTATTGTCCAGAGTCACATCATTGTTACAGTAGTGTAAGTCTTTTATTTTTGGGTTTCGATACTCGTTCACTTCGTTTGGCCTATAGAACCCCTTTGGTATTGTGCCAATGAATTGCTTAACTGGAAGTCTCACTTCTTCTTCAGCCGGGTCTGTGAAATCTTTGATTATTAATGGCCGTATTGAGAGACCTAAGTAATTCAGTTTGACACGATCCCCCTGTATTGATAATCCACCCCTAGTGGGGTTGAACGCTTTAACTTCAACCCATGTGTCGGCAAACCTGTTTAACTCTCGCCATCTGTCTACAATCACTCCTGGAAGTTTTGTTATCTTGGGTTTGTCGTTATTTAATGGCACCATTGTTGCTATTTGGTCGAATTGGTAAAGTTCTAATTCTCTGACTGTTTCGATGGCATCCATTAATGCCATTGGTTCTGAAGTTTGCACAAATTTCGTTTTGAAGACAATGTCTAAATTTGAGTAATTCCCGTCTGCTGTGTCAACCACTATGTGGGGTTTTTGCTCTATTGCCGAGAAAGGGCCTTGCTCTACTTTGATGTATATGGGTGTGTCACGATAACGCCTCAACCATGTTGTTGGTGGTTCGTAACCCCTGAGACCATTTGGTTCTACTATTTCCAATATATTGGACACGGTTCTTGACATGTGTATCTCATCTGAGCCGTATATCCAAGCTGTGTTGCTCAATTCCCATGCAGCTTCTCTCAATGTCGGCCCACTTCCTCCGTAACATGTTGCCCCTGGTGCGGAGGCTGGTTGGCAGGCTGTTGAGCCTTGGTGGTTGACATAACCCTCTATTACCATGCATTTGATGTCATGGTCAACGTCTCGTTCATTAATTACGGATATTATTTTATTTTTGTCTAGACACGTCATTGGGAGTAATCTCCAACTTCTCAGTTCGGTGTCTTTCCCGCTGAATGTTTCGACCAGTATGTTCCAGACGCCTGGCACTGCCATTTCTTTTGTGGATATGAAATTCATCACCAACGTGCAGTTTTTGTTAACGTCCGACTTAAGGAGACTTGTGCTAAACACAGTGAACGCCCCTGCTGGACAGAGGTTTCTAATCGATTCGGCCACGTGCTCAACGTATCCCATTGCATGTGGGTCGACTTGATCATAGGCAAATATGTCGGCGTTCACACAATGCATGTCGTCCCTGAATGTGGCGTTTCTGAACTCATTGACTTCAAATGGGTGAGACAAGCCCGTGCCGTCATATGCTGTCTCCCCGTTTTCGTACTTGGCCTGTAGGTCGGCTAAGTAATTTTCATCCCTTGGCGGTGCTCTGGCGTATTTGAAAGCCGTTATCCAACAAGAGTTCTTTATGGCATCCAAATCGAGGCTGCGCATCTTTGCAGACCTGTAGTGGTATATGATGCCATCTTGAACGGCATAGTTGTCATCCTCTGCAGACAGCCCGTCAGACAATAGTAGTCTGATTTCTTCTCGTGTGAAACTTGGGATTGCTGTTGCTTCACATTTGTATTCTTGGTTTGTCACGACTGTGGCAGCGATGTGGATTTTGTGTGTGGAACTCAAGCTCTCGTTGATATCGATCTTGACTGGTTTCAATGAGTCAAGATATCTCAACAGTGTCTCTTTATCAGCGTATAACGTACTCCCACGTTGTTCCACGCCGAAGTAATTTGCCAACTGTACACTGCCCGCCGGGAAGTTTGCTATGTGGATGCCATAAGTTAGTTTACCTGCTACTACGGCGTTGGGTTTCATGCTAGCTTCTGGACTGTAGTTTAGCTCTAGTTCATCTGTTATGTCCTCTGTGATCCCGTCATCTCCAATAGAGTGTATTTTGCTCCCCAGTGACTTGTGTTTCTCCAACATTTCCAATTCCCCTCTATCGTGGTGATGCCATTGCATCGTGTAATCGTAGACGTAAATCGTTTCCACTTGTAGTGTCATTTCACTTGTCTGTGTTAGTGGTCTTGCTCCTTCAAGGAGCCCTTTAGACGTTAGTATCTGTGATTGTTCTTGGCCTAGTATGGCCTCTTTCTTTATTTGCCTTCTGCCTTGCAGATTGTGCTGTTTCACTGCAAGGGTTATGCCGGTGAATAGACAGAATCCACTGAGAGAATTGTTCGATCTACGGTATAATGTACCATCATAATAGACAGCGAATTCGTGGCTTCCAGTTGTATCCTCTAGAATCACCAGTTCCATGTTGCGGTGACCGATTGCTAGATCGCTTGTTACGCTAAATGTGTTAGATTTTCCGAATAGAGTTAGAACTCTTAAGTAGTTGCCCTTTCGTCTGGCTGTGTGTTGCAAACCTGTGCCCAGTACTGTTCTTTTAGCGATTTGCACGGCGTTCTCAACGCTGGTTGCGTCCAAACCACTCGCTCTTGCTCCTGCTATCACGTTGAGGAAGTTGGCTATCACTTCAGTTCTGTCGTTACCATGCAAGCCATCGCAAGAACTATCTCTCATGTTCAAGTCGATTGTATTAACGCCATGCTCTTGGCAGGGTTTCTTGAGTGACCTGTCAATTGGTATGTTCCCACGAATGGCTGTTTCTCTCTGTTTTGCTTCAAAACCTAGCCCGTACCAGTCCTGTGTGTCCACGACAGCTTGAGTGTGTCCATTGATGTCCTCCAATCCAATCAGCTTCCAGCCTGGATTGAATTGGTGGAGAGTCATTTTAGATTTGTTGAAAATGAGCAAGTTATATTGGAGCAAGCGTGCGAGAATCACTGCCGTCTCTATGTGCAGGGAGCCATCAGCCCGCCAAGTGTTGAATCCTAATTCAGCCACAAGCAATTCTATTTTATCTTTGTCAGCGCCTAGATCTTTGAAACTTTGGATTATACAATCACCTTTGCTGGCATTTGGAAGGGTTAGCAGGCCGTCTTTGACTTTAGTGCTTACATAACGACCGATTGGCACATCTGCGCTGTTTGCTATTGTTAATAATTCCATGGAAGTATTGAGTTTGCTTAAAAACCCTTGGAATGACAAGCTGCTTTGATAATTTTGGTAAGGTGCGTACACGCTGTCTCTTCTGAGAGTGGCATGACTTACACTTGTTTGGTTAGCGAAAGCGTTGTGGTACGCGTGTAAGAAACTAGTGCACTCGTCTGCATTGTAAGTGCGCTGGTAAGTTGTGCCCTCGTCTATAGTTGCCTTGGCATCATCCATCAAGTGGAATAAAGAATGGTTTGCGTCAACGTGTACTGCTAGACCGACACTCGCCAACTTTATTGCGTTGTGTTGCTGGTCGAATTGCCACGGTAAGATTATTTGGCCAAGTCCTTGACACAAAGCTTGTGCACATGTGCCGGCACCGCCGTGATGCAATAAGATACTTCCTGGACTAATTGAGTCTCGATAATGGTGATAAGTGATGGGTTTAATCTTGCCTCTCAAGTCTTCTCTCAAAACCTCTATTACCTTAATTGGTGCATATATAGGCATAGAATTGTCATCTAAGAGTTCTTCAACGACTTGACTCAGTCTAGGGAACACTTCTGTTGGCATGCTACCAAAACTTATGTATACTCCTGGGGGGTCCGTTGAGTTCTTAATCTCTCCTTCACGTACGAATTTGTCACCCAAATAGTTGCAGTAATTTAGCTTCTCATCGCCTCTCAATACTGGGATAGACGAATCAATAACGCCGACTTGGACTTTGTAGAGGTCACCCAATTGTAGCTTAGTACCATGAGTGGCGTTGAATGTTGCCAGCTGTATAGAGTGTAACGCAGCTCGGATGGCCCTACTGCCTGCCTGTTTAATCTTATCTGTGAGCTTTGCTTTCTTTACGTCCAGGTCATTCAGGATCGTGAGTCCATTGACTTCCAATACTGGTACTTTTAAGATGGTTGCCAATGCGTGTGCTTGTATGCTGATTGAGTTGCCAACCACTAGATCTATCTTTGGGAGGTTGCTTATTGAGTACCCACTCATATGATTGTTTGCCCAGGAGTCGGATAGCACTGCCGTGAAATCGCCTGCTTCCAGCGCTTGCACTTTCCTCAATTCTCTCTCTATTTCGAAGTCACCTCCTATGGTAACGCAGCCTGTTAACTTGTGTACTTCGTTCACCATTGATCTTGGGCATAGTATAGTTACTCTTGCGTTCTTCTGTTGCAATATTAGAGCTGCTGCTATCAATGGCCGGCAGTCACCCGTGCTACCGATCAGGACAATGAGCACTCTTAGACCGTCTATGTCTTTCACTCCTGTGACCCTCAAATTGCTTATCTTCTTCCCGAGCAGTGCTAACAACCACTCTAAGTGATTCTGTTTGTCTACACGAGATATTTCTGTTTCACCTTCTAGGGACTTGATTTCTTGCAGTATCGTGTCAATATCTATTCCTTTTAGCTTGTCTAAGTACTCAGCTAGGGGTATAGTTTCGAAGCCGGATATTACAACACCTAAATCGGTGTGCATGTCTCTTGCTCGTGCAGTACCCAAACCACCCACTCTGACTCTAAATGATTTTGCGCATGCTAAAATTTTTCTTTTGACATTTGAGTCAGGAACTTTAGCTGTCTCCCATACTCTCCTGTCCTTTACCATGACTGCCAACCAAGTGATGAGGTCATCGCTGGGTGGTTCCAACGAACCCAGTCTTTTGAGCACTTCCATTTCATGGTTTGACAGTTTCTTGTTGGATTGTGGGTAGTCATTGAGAAGTTGGCGTGCGAACTCTGCATCTTGCTTGTTCCACGTGCTATAGTCTGGTGTGGTGTTCTCTCTACTCATTTTTGCCGGGCCTGGCCGTCTGGGTAGGAGGGCTTGGATGAACCCTAAAATATCTTGGGTGACTACTTTTGGTGGCGAGTAGTCTTCTGTAACTGTGTTTTGCAGTTTCCTCCTCTTGGGCCTGATTTGTATCCTGAGCTTAGCGACTGCTTCTTCTAATGCATTGGAGTCTGCTCTACTCAAGTTTGTAACTAGTCCTATTAACTTTGCTACTAGGTCATCGATTCGCAAATTGAGGTTCAGCTTGTTGAAAATCTTGTCAGCCAACCCTCTGGCCAAGTCTTTGACGTGATCAACATTGAGATTGCCATTTTCTCTATCAGCCACTGCCTTTGACAATCCTCTTACTAGCGGGGTCATGACAAGCATGGCCGCTCGCGCGACCAACATGTGGTCGCGCTCTGACATTTTTTGGAGTTTATAAGCACCTATTGAGCTAAGATACTCGCTGGTCATGATCATTCTCTCACTTATTAGCATGTCTTCTAATTCGCAATTTTCCCGCAATGCCCTCACGAGTTGACGCTTCCAAATTTGCATGGGTACGGTAATTGATATTGGATCTAGCAGTCTAAATTTGCTATGACTCCCTTGAATGAGATCTAGTTCTATGTTTGGCACTTGCAAGCTCACATCGCCACCCACCCATCTATCTACTAAGGGCGCGTATACTCCTGGTTTTTCCCGTTTTGTGAATTGGTACAATCCATAGCCGGCCCAAGTGGTCACGGCGTCAGCGTACAATCCGTCCAGCTCACCACCTTGGAATATCACGGCTGATGCTAATCTTCTTTCTTCTTCACTCCACATCTTGTGACCGAAAGTTGGATCTATGATGTATCCATTCTCTGTCGTTAATGGGACCCATGCCAACACCTTTTTCCCCGAGTCAACGAGTTGATGTATTAGGTCCTCATGGTGAATCACAAATTCGATGTCAACCAGCACGTAAAAGTATCTATCTGTGTTTGGAGCGCTGGACTTATCATACCATAACCCATTGCTGTCTTCTAGTTGTTCTCTTGCTAATTGTCCGTAATCTATGTCGTCATTGTGTTTTTTGACGTAATCTTTCAAATTACCTAATAACACATGGGTGGTCCTTAGGCTTTCTTCAAATTCATATCTTAAAGTGTTACGCGTTGCCGGGCATATGCAGGTTAAAGTGTTGAATTTTTGATAAAGACTCATGATCCCAATGTTTGTGCAATAAGCCCCTCGGATGTTGGGGTGCAGGGTTGTGACTATGAAAGCTTGTATAGTTTTAATGACGAATTCTGGGCCAACGCGGCCCATCACAGGACTGTCCGGTAGCAGGGTTAGTTGTGGGCAGAGTGGTTTGATGATATCTTGCACCACTTGGTTTAGGTGCATGGGGTAGAATATTGGTTTAGCCTTATGTCTCAGCATTCCACTCATCATAATTCCAGCCTCCTTTTGCAGGGCTCTATAACCTCTCGATCCCACTTCGGCATGGTAGGCGATGCTCTGGTTTAAGTTGAGAACTCCACTACTGAGAGAATTCATTATTCTTCTCAAGATTTCATCAAGATTGGTCGTTCTTACACGCCATCCCATGAATGCGTTGGTTAGCACGTTGTTGTCGTCGTCAACAAACAACAGCTCGTTGGATGCCACCCTCAGCCACGATGCTGTTATTTGCCCTGAATGGATTTCTCTGTCGTTTCCACTCAGTGTGGCTTTAGTTACAAAACATCCGTCGACGTCGGACAAGTGAGAGAACGCGTCTTCTACGTAACTGCTGAGTTGGTAATTGCCAAATTTGAGTGAGTTCAACCTTCCTTCTTTTGTGACGGTCCTTCCTTTGAAGAGTGACACCAACCAGTCCTTAAATTGTAGTAGTTTTGCCCAGATTGTGGCCAACCATGTCAATAACACAGCCTCTTCAGTGGAGGTGACTTTGGCTCTAAGTTGTGAGTCTGTATCGAAGTCGAATAATTCATTGGCTAGTTGTTCTCCTAGCTTCGTGAAACTTCTCCCACTACATACCCTGTTTTCATCAATAAGGAACCACAACAATGGTTTTCCGTTGTGCTCGTACACTATCAAATCACCTTTTGTTGTCACGGTAATGCGTTCCATTTCACCTGTTTCCATATCTCTCACTGAGAAAGTTGGTCTTATGTTACGGTTACAGAGTGCCACCAAACCCATCATCGTTTTATTTAGCGCTAATTTGTGTGTGTCATCCAAATTGTGTGTCGTGTCGGTTACTAAGTCTTCTGTGCCTGAGCGCCTGGTGTCCAAAACCTCCGTTGCTGCCTTCTTCACGTCTATGGGGCTGTTGTTACTGTGCACTATTATTGTGCCGTCAAACATGAGGTCAAGGTCAATTCTAAAGAATAACTTCTTTATTATGAGTTTGGCTCCCTTGTCGTCGATGGGATTGATGGTCACTTGTGCTCCGTGTTTTGCGGCCATGCTTCGTGCATACCCCTCAATGTCACTGTAAGTCAAAGGACAATCTTTGGAGGCTTTGGGCTTCGGGAGATTGGATAGGAGGTAATTCTCTCTTTCGGCTTCGTTGGAATCGAGTAGGAATAGGGTTTTCAGTTTTGATGGTTTTTTCTTCCAATCTAGCCAAGCTGCACCCGCAGCGCTGAAATAGTGCTTTAGGTCTCTTACGTTAGTGCCTGCGCCTATTGACAGCATTAAAACATTTTGAATTCCTCTGGAAAGAGCACTAAAACCGAAATTTCTGTCACGGTACAATGTATCTGCCCCTTGTTTCATTTGGATAAAAAGTAGGTTTTTAACTCTGTCACCCTGGTATGAAGCCACAGTTTCGACTGGTATGTTAATTTCTAATCGTTCTAGGGCTTTAATCAATTTCTGTTTTTGGGCCACGTAAACCACTAGTATCAAGTCCACTTTCGTATGACTTGGTTCACCCGGGTTATCACTAGCCATGTATTCTAATGCCCGTATTGCAGTCTCGATAGTGGGGTCGTTCCAAGCTGGGGCTACGTGGATGGTCAAATTGGTGGTCTTTGGATCACCAATGTATTCCATTTTCCTATCGCTAGGCCTAATCGTGTTGAGAGCTGACAGTGCTGGTTCGGCTATAGTGTATTGGTTGGGCCAGTATGTGTGTTTTTCTCTCGGTAGCCAGTCCGTCATGTTCCATGGTAATGCTGTGCCTCCTATGTTGTGACCCACGAAAGTTTTAACTTGGCCCTCGTCTCCGAACACCTTAACGGTTGACACACTTGTGTAAGCAATAAACCAGAGATTTATTGCGGGACACATGAAACCCTCGTCAACAAAGATCACATTCTTCCCTGCTGCCATGTTTTGGTCATTCAAAAAGGATTCAATGGTTGAGACTTGGCTTTCTATGTCTGTATTCCGTCTTATTACATTTTTGGCACTTTGTGTCATTGTCAAGCATAGTGCTTTTGGGTTTTTCCGTAGTTGTTGAATGATGTTGACGGTTTTCCCACTACTAGGTGCTCCTGTTATCACTTCTATGCTCTTCAGTATTTCCTTGACGTCGTGCTGATGCCCCACTTGGTGCATGAGAGCTCTGAGTCTCACCATATTGCTGGTGAATGAGTCTTTTGTTGTGTGTATTTGTAAATAGTGTGCACCAGGGCGCATTTTACAGTTTACAACTATTTTCCCTGTTTTACCTGCCACTCTCAGCACTTGGTATGGCTTCTTGACTCCGGTTGTGGCAAAGTACACTAAGTCGCCTGGTTTGAGTTTTGTGAAGCCTATATGTTTTATTTGTAGGTTGCCTGAAGTATGGCTAACACTTAAATTGGCTTGAGTCGTTGTCACCCGCCCGTGCATCGCGTTTGACATTAATTTTGCACAGATCTTGATTTCGTCTGCAACCATCGTTTCTAACCTGTTTGTGGGGTGCACTTCGTGGTTTATTGGGCTATTGATGGCCAAAGTAGAGTCTTCGTTTTCATCACTAATTGCCTGCATTATCAAATCTTCATAGTCCTTTGGCACTGGGAAGCAGAACATGCCCAAGCCTGGGTTGTGTAAGTTACCTAGGTTGTTCGACAACATGCCGTTTTTTAAGATTGGTAGGTGTGTTATTGTGTTGTGTGTTTCTACTCCTTGATGCAGTGCTAGTTCTGTTGTCAATGCGGACGTTGACAAGTCTGTTTGTTTACTCCTTGTAAACTTAATTGTGTTCACGTTGACTTCCATGTCAGTGGCATAGTTAGGCCAGTTGAGTATGGCACCATTTGCCAAATACCAATGGTCGTCCTCATAATCTGAGCTCTTCATGTCCGTTCCGAGAACAAATACATATACTGGGCCGTTGTTATTCTTCTTCATGGTGCTAGAACTATTTGTTACAATGATGGTATTTAGCCCGAGTCTGTCACACAAGTACTCCATCTCTTGGGCTGTGACCCACTCGTTTGAGTTGATTGCGTGCACATCGCGGATATCTAAATTTGTGGCTTTAGCAATAGCTAGTTGTGCACAACTGTTGGTTGTAATATTGAGATTTACTGGCTCACTCAGCGCAACTTCGATTGGGTAGGATCCTAAAGGGTGGAAAGGTGGGTTGCACATCCCGCTAATAATTTGACAGCCTGGGTATTGCGTTTTCTGGCCGCTCAAATGGTCAATTAAGGTTGGTGAACACCCAGTCTCTAACAAGGCTCTTTTAAGGTAGTCAATATCTAGTCCGACTTCACCTTCTTCGGGTTGTTCTTCTGGTTCTTCCTCGCTGTCGGAGTTGGTGTCGCTTTCACTGTCGGACATGGTTTCCTTGACTTTCTTGCTCCCCTTTGGTGCTAGTTTGTGGCCCTTTCGTAAAGATGCTATTCCTTTTTCGCACCAAGGACAATCACCGACGTAAAGGTAATGCACCAGGTCTTTGTATTTGTGATCATGGTAGTAGTGTTTGTTGCACACGGAACACTCGTGTTTATGCCAATTCCCCTTGTCTAATTTGACCGCTGCCGTGATTGGCTGTCTGACTGCCTCTCCAAAGAGGGTGAAAGTGGAACCGGGTGTGGGTTGTTTAGAACCTGGTTTTGAGTAAGTTTCTCTCTTGTTGTTGTTTGTCTCTTGTTCATTTATCCACTGCTGCCACTCTTCATAGTCGTAGGTGTCATTAATTGGTCGATCACAGGCAACACAGAGGGAGTCGCTAGGGATGGAACCAATATAACCACAACACTTACAATGCTTGTCCTCATCATGCCCTTGACAAGAATGGCTGCATTTGTGTCTACATTCTACCTTGGTACAACAAATACAATATTGGGATGTAGAAGCGACGCCACAGCACTCGCAGATTTTATTTCCGGTGTGTGGGGGGCAAGTGATGTGGTGTACACAGCCGTCTATTTGTGGGGTTTCAGACAGAGTTATTATGCCTGGTTGAGATTGTAAGATAGGTTTGTGGGGTAACTCAGAATAATAAGTGCCTGCCTTACTCAAGCTGGTTAAAGTGTACTCATCTAACGACGCGAGTAATTGTGTGATCTTGTCTGCCGCTGTGAATTGGGACAGCACCCATTGCACTGCGAGGTCTATGGATGCTGTGACAGCTGTCATTGCGTGTTGGAGACCATTCTCGGGTAGTAAAATTTTGAGAACTTGTTCATGTTTAATGATCACTCTGCGGACGTACATGCAGGCCCATGCTGCGACGTAAGTGGCATAGCGGGGGTCGCCTTTTGTGTACATAGTCCTAGTGCTTGCGTTCAATCGTCTGCTAAGGTATGCCGCTGCTGTCTCTCGCATGGCTCCGAAGCTTAATTGACCATTTCTGAGATTTCTAGTTATTAGTGTGCTGACCATCTCTCTGGGTGCGTCAATCACTTTTACTGTGAAGCCGTAAAGATTCGAGGCTGTGCCGGAATAATCCCACACTGGCACGTTCAACTGCACAGTTGTGACATATTCGGGTTGTTCACTTGAAAGGATATCTAGTCCACTATCTATGTCTACGTTTTCGACTTGTATCAAGGCCAGTGGTCCTGAGTGTAACAAGTGCCGTACACGAACCAGTTCACCCTCTATCATGTAGAACCCTTGATTGCTAGTTATTGGTAATAAGCTTTTATCTATGGGGACTGCCCTAGTGCAGTCGTCTTTGACAACCATTAACTTGTCACCGGCTGGGACTAAACTTAGTCCCTCAACTTCCGTTACGTTGTTGACCATGGGAGTGATTAGATAAGCTGACTTAAGGCTTAGATCCAATAACTGTGACCTACTTAGGCCTTCAAACAAGACGTTGTGTAATTGCAGTCCTTGGTCTGTGACCGCTCCCAGTCCTGCTGCCTCACAGTACTCGTAAATATAGTTGGCCTGGAAGGTATGGTCGCCAACGACTTGGCGTGAAAAGAAATTGGTTAATATTGTCTCGCATGCCGTCGTGAATGTGGCAGGATTGACTATACTTGATAGACCTACCAATGTATCATATGGTAATTCTGCAAAAGCAGCTTGCATCTGATCTTGGGTGATGGCGAATGGTAAAATGTGTAGATGTGGGCGCACACGCCTGAGTATTTGTAAGACGGTGACACTATCATGCTCTGTTGCCATAGCTTTCCAAACTTCACCAGCCTCTGTCGTGTCGCCTATGAGTTTCTGAACGAATGCGATGTCACTCATGTCAACACCTAGTTCATCGGTGTCTTCCATTCTTGCAAACTGGTCTAGCAACTGTTCCATAGTTAGTTCTCCTTGTCTACTCATCTCTAGATGGTGCACTCCATCGACTTGGGTCGTCAGTGTCCACATCTTATTGTGCCGCAAGAACATGTCCACGAATCTGTTGGATTTAGGTGTTTCCCTTAGTTCACAGAATTGATCCCAAATCAGGTCTAGTATCTCACCAATTCTCATCATTTTCACATCTGCTGCATCAATTATTGGCCTGGATGGGTCTGGGATGTAGTTTGGGTGTCCACTCATGTTCGGAATGATGATCTGCTTGAAGAAGGCGCCAAGATTGGTCCAACATGCTCCATTACCTTTAATCAAGTCTTTTGGTTGTCTGTTCATCAGGTTGATTTGGGTTATGTTTTGTGTCAATGTTACTTGCCATCGAGCGTTTTTCGCGAATGGCTCTTCGTAACATTGTTTTTCTAAAACTTCGGAACTGCTTATAGCAATTCCGAAGTTTGTTTTGGTTATTGTGGTGAGTTTAAAAAGATTATTTAAACTGTTGTTTCTGTTTGAAACCATTTCTTCTAATCGG